CATTTTATTAGGTGGCTCCTGTGGTTCTTCCTGCTGGGGGGGCTGGTCCATAGCCATGTCTTCTGTAGGAGCCTCTTGTTTGTCCTGTGGGTCTTGCATATCTTCAAACTTCTCTGTTTCTGGGCTAGTCATAGCTTCCATAGTTTGAGATATTTGAGCCTTTTCTTTTGGTTTTTTACGTTTCATCTTAGCAATAATGAGGGTCTTAAGTTTTTCTTTAGCAACCTCTTCTTCTTCTTCTTCTTCTGGAAAAAACTCATTATATTCAATACCAGCCATTTCAGCAATAGATACAATCTCTTTATGAATAGCAGGTGCAATAATAAGTCCTACATCAATACTGTGTATGCCTTTTCCTACTGCCATAGTTAAAGTAGTGTTGGTAAGAACCTCTACAGGCAATCCCAATTCCATCATGTAAATAGCACTATCCATATACTTAGGCCCAGACATCTTCTTAAGATGCTTACTAAGTGCTTCTTTAGGATCGGCAGTTTCAGGAGGTCTCTCCCAAGGGTAGTTGCCGGGTTTATCCGTAAATGATTGGCCGGGAATTGGCCCTCTTATTGCTCTACTCATTTTTACTGTTGCCTTTTTTATTTACGACTTTGTATCTCAGCTATAAGAGCATCTAGCTCTTTATCTGATACGGCTTTTTTACTCTTAAAGCCTTCCCAAGTAGCCCTCATCTTAGAGCGTTTGCCTTCTTGTGTCTTAAGGTTCTTTATTATTCTGTTAGCGTGGTTGTAGAAAATAGTATCTTGCATGTTAGCATCAAACTTGGCATTAAGATCATAGTCATTAGTATCTACTTCATCCTGCAAAGTAGCTCCTACATATTGAAACTTTCCTACAGGCGTAGAAAGTGTGCCTTTTGGATTGTTAGCTTTTACAAAGGAAGCATAGGAACCTGTACCGCGTTTCTTTTGAAATGCTAAGACTTCTCCAATAGTCATTTCAGTAGGCTTAAAATCTTTAAATGTACTCTTTTGAGCCTGATCATATAGAGCGTCATAACCGCCACTACCTGACTCTTTAGAAGTCATTAGCTTTTCAGCTACAGGACCAAGCCTACCCCGTTGTCTTTTCTCATCTTGAGTTAGGTAGGTAGCTGTACCCAAAGTGCCTTCAGCAGAAGGTGAATACTTTTGTGTTTCTTTTTCAGTTTCACGCATAACAGAAAACAGAAGATCATTAATGCTCTCTTGTTGAATAGCTTCCTGAGTAGCTTTTTGTTGTTCTAATACGGCTGCAGAGGAGTCATACAAGTTTTGTCCTGCCTGACTTAACATAGCCTTTCTTTTTTTACTTCTAGTTTGTGACCCTAGCCCTCTACCTTTACCTACCTCGCCTACAGTAGCTTGTATTTCATCTGCAGCTACAGTAGAGACAGACGTATCATTATCTCTCTCTAAAAACCTTTGCATTCTTTCTTCAGTTATATATCTATCTGCCATATCAACCGCCCCTTATATTGAATCCCAATCAAAGCCTAATACAGCTTTACCTACTTGACCCCACATTGACATTTCTGCTGCTGCTTCCGCTGCTGCTGCAGTTAATGCTGCATTACTCTTTGATGCAGAAGCTGTAATGTTAGCAAGAATAACCTCATTAATTCTATCTAAGGCATTATTACTACTCTGCCAAGCATAGCTTAATAAGTCGCGGTCTCTTTGCCATATTTGATCTAAAGTTTCAGCAGTAAATTCATTAGCTGCTTTAGCCTCGTCCCTATTAGCCTCATTTTGTTCGGCTGTATTTGTTGTGGTAACAGTCTGCCGCCATATGGCATTAGCTTTTGATATCTCTAACGCATATTCACTATTAAATTCTTCTCTTACGTTCTTTTGTTCTGCAGCATGTTTAGCTATTGCATTTTCCTCACCTGCATTAAACTGCTCCATTAAATTCTTTTGTGCAGTATTAGCTTCGGCTGTGGCTTGAGCTAACTTTGCCATAACTTGATTGGTCTCGTTCTCACTCTGGGCACCAAATTGTTTAGCTACATTTTCTGCTGCCTGATCACTAAGAATACTAGCTTGTATTGACTCTGCTTTAAATATCTCTGTCTGCTGTTCATTATTTAAGTTAGTCATATCCATTTGTAGTAAGTTTTTAGCGTTCTCTACTTTAGCTTGCTGTTGATTATTTAAATTAGCTATTTCCATATTAGATACAGCAGCAGCATCAGCTATTACTTTAGCATTTCTTGCACTGAGATTAGCAATATTCGCAGTTGATGCCAGTTTAGCATTCTCTAATGCTATACTCTGCTCTGCTGTAAAGTTCTGATTTGCAATGTCACTAATAGTAGCTGCATTTTTTACACGTGTTTGAAACTCTTCGTCAAACTCTTGTCCAAGAAACTTAGCGCGTTGCTCTGCAGCAAATATTGCAGTGGCTTGCCTATTGCTAAGGTTTTGAAACTCAAACTTACCATAAGTCTCAGCATCTACCTGTGCAATAGGAAGAGCAGCTTCCATAGCAGCCTGTACAAGAGCTTGTCCTGCCATACTACTAGCACCAAGCCCACGCGCTGCCATCTGTGCTGAAACGTTTCTTAATGCCCCTGCAGCCCAAGCTGGCGTCTGACCATCTTCAAAGTCAGCTTGCAGTTCTTCCATCTGGCCTCTAACAGTAGCCTGTTTAGATGGGTCAGCCTGTGCTGCGTCAAACTCTACAGCCGCTTTTACTCTTGCCATATCAACAGCAGAGCCTTCAATTTCCTCGCCGGGTTCAAGCTTACGAGCATCAGGCTTAACTATCTGTGTGACATCCTCTGCATCTATTTGAGCAGCTTTAATGTCCTTGCCTTTTAGTTCTTCTACGTCTGCAGTTGCTCCTTCAATGGCATCAGGGTCATCCCCTTTTACTGTCTTAAGGCCATCTACTTGTGTAGTGTAATCATCTAATGATATGCCTGTAAGCTCCGCAAACTCCGCAATGGGTACTTCTACTTCACTAAAGGTTTGAGGGTAAGGTGATCCATCCTCCCGAAAACCCGCAGGTACAGCATCAGGTTTTAAATATGTGACAGTACCTTTTTCTTTATTGTACTTTGCATCTTTGAGAAGCCCTTTTGATAACTCTACAGCTTTTTCTACCAGAGAAGCCCCATCAATAAACTCGCCACCTTCAAGGGCTTTAGTGGTATCGCCTATTGAAGTTGATGCAGTATATTTTTTAGTTTCAATATCATCTGGTGCGTCAGTTTGTGCTGCACCTAAAACAGGGTTTCCATCTGCATCCAGTATTGGATTACCTGCTGCGTCATACTGAGGGACACCTGCTTTGCTTGCCGTAGCTACATTTGCTTGTGATGGCCCTAAAACAGGCTTACCTTCTGCATCTAATATTGCATTACCTGCTGCATCATACTGAGGGACTTTATTTAAGTCTGAAGAAATCTCTGTACCGATTGTATCAGGGTCTATTTTAGAAACAGTAGCTTTAGTAAGTAATTTTTCAGGGGTTTTAATTGCAGTACTTACAAGATTCTGCTGGCCCTCAGTAACGGCTGTAGCACTTGTAGTTTGTTGCTCTTTAGTCTTGTCTTCTATAGCCTTAATAACAGCAGGGTCAGTCTGATCCATAGTGTACAAATCAGCAAGCTCTTGATTGATTTTATCAAGCTTAGATTGCATGGGAGTTGCATCAACAGTGCCTGTACCAAATTCAGGGGGTACAAAAGGTGGCGGGACAGGCTCTTCAAGAGGGGGTTCACCGTCAGGAAACGTCCCTGTAGTACCTGTACCTGCATTCACACCATCACCCGCACCTGTAGTACTCGCATCTGCAGCCTTAGCAGCAGCCTTAGCAGCTTTTATTTCAGCAGCCTTTCGCCTATTGACTCGGCGTTTTGCTTCGCCCGGCTCATCTTCATTATTTGCTGCAGCAAGTAAGGGTGCATATTTTGCATTAATTGCTGCTATTTGTGCTTCTAAGGCCACTATTCAAATCCTTCTTTTAGTCCATCAAGTATGTCTTGCACACTTACTTTTTTCTTAGCGTTAGGTGTGTATCTACACATATATGTCTTAGGGCATTCACTAAACTTAAACATAGGGTAATGATATCCTATTGTACCATTAGGTCCACGGTAAATGCAAACCATTTCTCCCTGTATCTTAACTCTTTTTGCTAAGTGACACTGTACAAACTCAGGGTTACTTAACAGCCCTGCTAACACAAGGGGTAACACAACAAGATTAATCATTAACCAATTCCTAGTGATATCAGATATATGCCCCACCTAATACACCAATTATTAGTAATGATAGGCCACCTATAGCTGCGTTGTTTGCCATCTGTCTTTTAGCTTCCATCGCCGCATACACAGTCTCTTCACGTTCCTTACGTATCTGCCTACGCATACCTAACATTTCATCGTATGTGCCAAGACCAAACCTGTAGTCTAACATAAACTTTATTTCTTTTTCTTTCTCAAGCAATGTCTTCTTACGAACAATAATGTCCATTGCTTCTTGTTCTATGTTGTCAGTACCGTGTGTCTGCTTGTCTAACCACGTAGGGTTTTTACGTTGGGACTCAGCCCTAGTAATGTCAGCTACTGCACCGTACCATGCACCTAGTTGCTGTGATACATCTTGTATCTCTCTACCAGCACCTACTAGCATCTTGACCCCTTTGAAGGCTGCATTAGCTGCAGCAAAAGCTGTAACGGGGTCAATCATTTAACTATCTCTTTGCGTGATTAGTCGTAACCACATTTAATGCTTCCTTGATTGCTTCTACATTTGCATCAATACGTGCAATCATTACGTCATTCTCATGTATATCATCAGCTAGTCTTGCTGTACTGTTTTCTACATCAGCTATCTCAGCCCTGTTATACTGTATGTCTGATACCATACTGGACACTGCCCACACTACAGCAGCACCCTGTGCTAGTAATGCTCCTGCTATTGTTACTAATGTC